TGTCTCCTCAGTTGTAGCCGGTCATGGATCTGCTCGGCGTTGTTGAATCATGCGCCTTCGAAAATTACTTTGCAACGCTTTTTTTCATCCAATTGAAAAAAGATTGCACGCGCATCAAAAAAGGCTACGATGCAGGCTCATTACAACCGTTTGGAGCGTCACATGTACACACTTGATCAAATTCGCTTGATCCTCGCAGACCGCAATGCCAGTGCAGTAGCCCGAGCCTGCGGGCTTGGAGTGCGGAAAATTCTGGCCGTTAAGGCTGGGCGCGGCAATCCGGCGCACGCCACAATTGTCAGGATTATTAAGTACTTGGAAGAGCAAAAAAATGACGCCGCTTGATGCGGCCCTGCGCTATGCGTCGTGGGGGTGGGCGGTGCTTCCGATCCAATTTAATAGCAAGCTCCCGGCGTCAGCCCATGGGGTAAAAGATGCGTCAACTGACCCGGTGCAAATTAGGCAATGGTTCGAGGGGCGGGACGATCTAAATGTTGCGGTCGCGGCAGGGCGGGCGAGCAATTTGATTTGCTTCGATATTGACCCCCGCAACGGTGGAGATGCGTCTTGGGGGACGTGGCTGGCGATGCATGGGCCGGCAGATGATGGGATTCACGCCTTGACGGCGGGCGGGGGGTCGCATTTTCTCGCGCAGTACGATCCCGCTTGGCGCTCATCCAAGCTGCCCGGCGGGGGCGTGGACGTGTTATCGGACGGGCGGTATTTTTTGGTTTCGCCTAGCCGGATCAATGCGCGCACCTATGAGTGGGAGGCGTCATCTGATCCTGCGGATGGCATCGCGCCTTTTAAAATTCCAGTCGCCTGGTCGCAAGCCTATGCCGCGCAGGCGGCCAAAAAGCCTTCAAGCACTGGCGATGGCGGGGGGTTGCTACCGGTAGGCTCGCGCAATGCTGGCTTGGCGGCCCTAGCCGGGGCCATGCGACATCACGGAATGGGACAGGCTGAGATATTGGCTGCCCTAAGCGTTGCCAACGAGCTTAGGTGCAATCCGCCCCTGCCTAGCAGCGAGTTGTCGCAGATCGTGGATAGCATATGCAGGTATGCGCCAGACGGCGATACCGCACTTAGCGCGGCCATCGGCGATGCCGCAGCCGAGGCTTTATCGATTAAGCCACCCATAATCTCGGACTACTATCTTGAGCCAGCGAGTGGCTACCTTGACCAAAGCGCGCCAGCACGCTGGCTTGTTAAGTCATGGGTGCCCGAAAGCGGGCTATCCATGATTTATGGCGATTCAGGCACCGGAAAATCATTTTTGGCAATCGACCTAGCCTGTTGCATTGCCACTGGGCGCGCATGGCACGGGCATAAAGTGAGCGGGGGAGGCAAGTCAGTTGTCTATCTTGCGGGCGAGGGTAATTTCGGCCTACGCGCTCGCGTTAAGGCTTGGCACGAGGCTAACGGTCGCCCCGATGGTTTGCAGCGGTTGCTGATCAGTAATCGTGCAATTGACCTAGACTCTGGCCCGCAAGCCGCAGCCGATGTGCTGCGCGCAATCAAGGCGATAGTAGACGAGTCAACGGGCGTTGCTTGGATCCTCTTGGATACCCTTAATGCTCACATGGGGGGTGACGAAAATTCGGCTAAAGATGCACGGTCAATTTTGAGTGCTGGATCGGTTGTTGGACGAGCGTATGAGTGCTCGGTCACTTTCGTGCACCACACGGGGCTTGCAGCCAGCCAGCGTGCCCGCGGGTCATCGGCCTTCCGTGCGGCCATGGACTACGCGATCCTGCTAACGGCTGATGACAACGAGATTATTTTAAGTGTGACCAAGGCCAAAGACAGCGAGCCGCCCCAGCCGCTGGCCTGCCGGCTGCAAAGGGTGGCGCTCGCCGGGTGGCAGGATGAGGACAACGAGCCTGTGCAAGGCGCGGTGTTTGAAGTCATTGGCCATGCCGGAACCAAAAAGGGTAAGGAGAAAAAAGACAAGCCACCATCTAAGCATGCCAAAAATCTAATCCTGCTTGAGGAGGCCTGGCGAGCGGGGGGGTGCGCACTAGGGGCTGATGGGCGTGCGATTGTGTCTAGGCAGGCGATGATCGACACGTTGCTGGCGGAGGAATATTCGGCACGCTCAGCCAGCGAGATGGTTAAGAAATCAGGCTCGCTATCTAGTGCACTGGTAGCGGCTCAGACGATCGAGCTTGGGGACGCAATCTGGACGGTTTGTGACGCGGGGTTGGCAGGATGGTGGGCTTTGCAAAATCAGCAAAAAAAAGACGTCTAGTGTCGCGCAATAGAATTTTATTGCGCGCAATTGGATATCTTGCGAGGGAGGCAAAGGCGATGGCGCACGCGCAATAAACGCCCCCTTCTATAGAAGGGCGTATTGCGTTGCGTCGTTGCGCGACAGTTTATGCGTTAAAAACGCAATAAATGCATTAGTGATTTTCAAATCGTTGCGCTAGCGGTTCAAAAAAAAGCCCCTGGGGAGGGGCTAAAGTTTAGTGGGCTAGTGCAGGAAGTAGTAGGCAATCGGCATCATCAGATAGGTGATGAATAGGGCGTGCACTAGGATGGATTGCCACATGGCCACTTTGGGGCGGGTGATCATGCGGCCACCCATGCTGTCCGCTGGCCATGCTCCATATGATCAGGGCATGCCTTGGTCAAACCGTGTTGGCTAATGTAAACATCAATCCACTCAGCGCATTGCGCCCACGAAGCGAATTGTTGTTGGGCTATGCGCTGGCTGTTGGTGTCGGCGATTACTGCGATCATGGTCTTATCCTTAGATTAGCCCCCCGAGGGGGGCTTGTTGGTTAGTTGCGGGTGAGCGAGCGGGCGTGTTCGGTCGCCAGTTGCTCGCCTAGCGAGCCGGAGCCGAATTTGTCCGCTGGCCAGTCGCGGCGTTCGACTAATCCGCCGGAATCTGAATCGTGATACCGGCACCACCAGTGGCCGTCGTCATCTGATTGTCCGATGGTGGCGTGCATGCCGAATTCCGTGTCGAAAAATGTTTTTGTCATGATCGCGTGCTCCTGTTTTTAGTATTTTTAGTAGTGGCGACCGCCTAAGCGTAGGGCGGCAGCGTTCCAAGCGAGGCGTTCGCGCTCAATGCGGGCAACGTATTCGGCATGGGTGCCTAGCACAAACCAGTTGTGCCAATGAGCACATGCTTGCCAGTTGCCTTGCACGGTTTTAGATCCGTACAACTTGTTGCCGCAACGTTCAGCGGCCTCCCATGTACGGTGAGCGTGACCACAGGTGTGCGTGGGCGATGGGTAGCCGTCCATGCATTGCGACGTGCCCACGGCTACGGTGTAGGTTGGTTTCATGATTAAACCTCCACGATGCGGATAAAGTTGCGGATAGACGAGCGAACTTGCTCGATTGTTATGGGGCGCACCTCGCGCCAGTATGATTCGGCGTTTTGTTCTTCCAGCAATTCCATGGCTTCCATCTCAAATTCCGCATAGTCGGGCAAGATGAACTCCCGGTAATCGTGGGCTTCGCCGTAGGAGGCAAAGGTGGCACCTTCGATGGGGCCATTAAAAATATCGGCTACTTGGTACATTGTCAGATCCTCAGGTTTTGCCTAGCCCTTGTTGGGCTAGGCGTGGTGGTTATTAGTGGTTGTTGATCACGATATCGCTACGGCCACGGCCGGCGACGCCGCTGCAGGCTTGGCATGCCATGCAGGTAGTTTTATTGCCCGCTTCCGAACTGGCTGGGCACACAATCTCACCCGGTAAAACCGGGTCGGTCGCAGATTTGACCCGAAAAGTTCTCCAGCCTTTGGCCTTGGCTTGGTCACGCTCAGCGGGAGAATCCACGCTGGCCATGGCAAATTGCGCTAAACCTCGCGCTTGGTGTAGGTGCCACTGGTGCGAGTAGCCGGTGCGACCACTGGCCAGCTTGTACACGTCACGCCATAAGCGAGCTGGTGCAGCGCAAGGATCACCGTATGCGCCTGCGCGGACAATCTTGCCAGACATTAGCGCGCTAATCGCGGCGGGGTCGTTGCTGATATCTTTGTACTTGCCCGCAAGGTAGGCCCGCATGATGGCGCGGGGGGCTTTAGACAGATCTACATAGCATTCCGCGGCTGGCTTTAAACCTGCTGCCTTAGCCGCTTTGCGGATGGCCGCACGATGCGGGCATTTTCCGCATACGCTGGCATCAGCTCCGCTTTGGCTGCTGGCCATCGGGCTTTGGCCGTTATCGGCCAGTATCCACGTTTGGACGACGGCACCGGTTTTGCCGTTTTTTGACGGGCGTTTGATGCCCGTCGCAATGACTACGATGGGGCTTCCATCTAGCATGCTTGGGCCTTTGTAAATTATGTGTGACATTTTATTGCTCCCAGTTTGCCCCCCGTGGGGGGCGGTTTGGTTTTAGATGTTGAGGCCGGCGGCGCGTAAAGTGGCAGTTTCTTCAAGGCTAAGGGTTAGGCCTGACATTGGGTGTTTGTGCAGATGTTTGCGGATACGGGCAAGGTTTTTGGCGCTTGGGTCGGCGATGTAACGGGCGACTAACTTTTCCATGATGGCTCTCTCTCTGTTTTGGCGTTCGGAAAATCCGGCTGCTGTGGGAACCATACTCCGATGGTTAGTGGTGTCAAGCATCCAGGGTAAATTATTTTCGATTGTGCTTGGTTTGATTTGGTGGGGTGATGGGGGATAAAATTTCCCCACAATAAAAGAGGGGAATTTAATGAGCTTACCCGCGCACTCGCCCACGGACATCACGCGCAAGCAAGCACAGCAGGCTGCTGGCTTTGGGCTGCCGCAAGATCAGATTGGCGCTTTGCTGGGCATAGACGACAAGACGCTCCGCAAGTGGTATCCAGACGAGCTTGCGCTTGGTCGCGCCATGGCCAGCGCGGCAGTGGGCGAGTCTCTCTTCCGGCGCGCAGTGTCGGGCGAGGACACTACTGCCGCGATATGGTGGAGCAAGTGTCAGATGCGCTGGTCACCGCCTGCCACCGAGCTGCAGCTCAACGCTGCCATCAGCATCAGCGCAGCCTTGGCCGACGCTTCGCTGCGCATCGGCATGGATGCGATAGATGGTGAGTGTGTCGATGTCGCCGACCCTGCCGACTAGGCGTCGCCCAGGTGGCTGCTATGTTATAACGTAACATGAAGAATGCTAGCAATTTCAATGACTTGCAGTCAGTCAGCGTGAGCGAGTGCAGCGCAGCATGAGGCCCCCGGGTAGGGCCCTGACAGGGCCGTGACTGTTACAGTAGGGCCCACACAGAATTTTTTTTTTAAATTCGATACACTAAAAAAATGAACCACCTAGCGCCAAAGTCTAAAAACCACCTTTCGCCAGCCTGGACGCGCAAAGAAGGTAAAAGCCCTTCCGGCGGCCTCAATGCCAAAGGTCGCGCAAGTGCAAAGGCTGAAGGCCATAATCTTAAAGCCCCACAGCCAGAAGGTGGGGCTAGGAAGAAGTCATTCTGCAGTCGCATGACTGGATTAAAGAAAAAGCTCACGTCTGCTAAAACCGCCAACGACCCCAACAGTCGAGTTAATTTGGCGTTAAAAAAATGGAAATGCTAACAAGTTAGTTTTTGTGCTAGTATTACACCTAGCACAAATAAAGCAAAAGCAGGCATTTATGAAAGAACAAACTTTAAATGAATTGTGGGCAGACATTCGAAGCTATGAAGGCCGATACCAAATAAGCAATGCAGGCCGCGTTAAATCGCTTGAGAGATTCCGCAAAGGGAAAAGCAATTCTTTAGTAAAAGTCCCTGAAAAAATTATGCGTTTATACGTAAAAAAAGAATCTGCCCGCACAAAACCTTATGTTCAAATTGCTTTTAGAGGCGGTGGAATACGAACAATAAGAGGTAAGGCATTTCTTGTTCATCGTTTAGTGGCCGATGCTTTTATAAAACCTTTAGAGCAAGGCGAACAAGTTGACCATATCAATGGCGTGCACTGGGACAACCGTGTAGTTAACTTAAGGGTAATGAAAATGCGTGAACATGCG